CACTGTCTAGTTCTTCTCTTATATATACTTCTACTTCTTTTCCTGTCATAGTTCTAATTTTATTTGATTTTTACTAGGTTGCCATTGATAATAGTAAAGAGTATATGTTTTATCTCTACCAAATTTATCGGGAAACGTTTGTTCTCCAAGTAATGGAGTGTCTTGATCTATTATCATCTTCTTGTCACTGTATCTGACGAGTATTTTTTCGTTAGTATACTTATAAGGCAGGGCAACAAGATCAAGCCCAGAGTGTCTAGGATTAACCTTGTAGCCTGCTATAAGTTTCTTTAAGAGATATGATTTCATTTGTTTTAATTTTATTTAAAAAATGTATCTAATTGTATTCCAAGGTATTATCTTGTTATGTAGCTCTTTAAATTCTTTAATATATTCTCTTTTTAATTTATAATTATATCTTATATTTTCACAACCATACTGAGAAGTTTTAGTCTCTTGTATATTAGGAGTCCATAAGTCTACTTCTGTTTGTGGATTATTTTTTAGATTAAGAGTATGACGTTCTATGTTATGAGTTAGAAATATACATTCTGACAAAACATTTTCTTTTATATCTATATATTTATCCATCAATCTAAACAACTCAAAATAATCATTTAACCACCCATCGTATACTATTATAGGGCTAAAGTTTACATGTACATCATAGCCAGCAAATGTAAAAGCATCAATAGCTAGTATCCTATCTATTATTTTAGATGTTTCTGGCTCATGTATATCAGCTTTACGTTGTGGCATTAAGCTAAATCTAATGCGTATTTTACGTTCAGGATTAAAATATAATAAGTCTCTGTTTACATATTTTGTAGCGAAGCTTCCCATAATGTCTGGATGATCCTTAAAGAATGTAAATATCTTTTCCCATTCATGATGTTTAGCATGTAAGGCAAAGTCTTCATTACAACTTATGTCATATGTAATGTATTCCTTATGTGTTTGGTTAGGTTTATCTACCTGTGCAAAAGCAGCGTGACTATTTATTTCAGTAAGTATATCCTCTGTGTTTGTTGCAACATTTAAGCTGAAAGGCATATGGCGTTTCATATAACAGTATGAGCAGTTATACAAGCAGCCATAGCCAAAGCTTGGTGATATAAAATCTGTAGACCTACCAGATGGACGTATTTTAAATGTCTTTCTAGTGACTTTTTTTATCATTTTTATCTAGCTTTATATACTGTTGTATTCTTTTGACTATCAACATGTTGTATAGTTTTTAATGTCCATAGTGCTGTTTGTTTCTTAACAGTATTGTAGCACTCTTTAATAAGCTCTTCTCTTTGTTCTTCAAGAGGCTTAGTAGGATCTACTGTAATGCTTTGACCATAGTTAATCTTAATGGCTTCAAAGTTACCTATGTTAATAGTCTTACTTACATTGAATGATATTGTATTTGTATTCATTTCATAAATTGTTTTATTTTAAGGAATCTACCTATATCGTTTTTAAGCTTAGTTGCTTTAGTTCTAAGTACTTCTACTTCACGATATAGACCATGCTCTCCTAGCCATTTGTTATCTATATCTTTTAGTGTCTTTACAATGTTATCAGCATGAGGCTTTATATACTTACGTATTTTTGTCATTTGCTCATTATGATTAATATATTCTTTCCATTCAGTAAAGGATTGTTTACTGTATTTACCAACTCGTTTAATTCTCATTGCTTTCATTTATTTTGATTTTAGTTATTAAATTACATTAGGGTGAGCAAGTGTATTAATTCTCAGTGGCAAAAGCGCCTTTATGCCCACCCCTTTGTAATACTTGTTTTGTTGTAAAAAAGGAAGGAGCCCAATCAGTGCGTTGCTTTATCTGACCTTAGTTAACACGCGTGGACTCCAACCTTTAATCAAGTCGTTCATAACAATAACAATCAGATTGACATCCACAATCTCCTGTTGCTTGAAAGTCCATTTCTCTGTCCCATTCTTCAGAAGCTAATTCTCCTTGAAATGGATTATGATTAGGATCATTCATTTCTCTTATCATTTTTTCTCTAGTAGTTTCTTTAGGTTTAATGCTAGCATTATAATCTTCTATCTTTCTAAATAATAGTTTAAGGACATTTTTAGCATGACTCTCAGTCATATCATCTATTTGTATTTTTTGACCTGTTGCTGTTGTCCAAGTATAATCATATTCCATAATTATTTGTTTTTAAGGTTAATAAAAAGGAAGGGAGTAGGATAACAGCAAACGTTAGTTATCATTCCGTGGCCACACGCTACTACTCCCAACCTATTTAGTATTGTGATGCTAAAAGTTTAATCTGTTCAGGACTAAGCTTGTTAGCTATTGTATTTCTTTTGAATCTATTTCTGTGCTTAGTAAAAGCATTTACTATTTTATAATATCTTTTGATATATTTTCTTCTACTATTTTTATAGATGCCATTACACCAACCAACTCTACGCATAAGCTCATTGTATGTTGGTAATACTCTAACATCCCCATCAAGATAGGTAATTGTAAGCTTAGCTTTATTAACATGCTTGATTATCCATTCAGCATTTCGTTTTCTAAATGACTCGTGTGCAATATCATACTGTGATATTTCTCTGTTGTCAAGTTGTTTTTTGAGATCCTTCATATATTGTGAAGAGATTTCATAGATTTCTTTTTTCATAGTAAAAAGTTTTGATTAATAGTAATTAATAAGTAGAAAAAAAAGAGCCACAAGGGCTCTCTTTATTTCATTGGCTCGTCTGGAGACGGAGTCATAGCTGTGAAGATGGAGAATAATACTCCAGCAATAACAGCAGTAGCTAGACCACTAAACGTTCCTATAAATAATATAGGAAGTAATAGTGTGAATAGTATATCCCAGAATGTCTGAGTCTTTACTAATCTCCTTCTGCCCAAGGCCTTATATACTATGATATAATAACCTATGGCAGCGAAGAATGCTATACCTAGAATACTCATTAGAATGGTAAGTCATCAGCTGTAACTTTCTTACTAGCTTTCTTTCTAGTTTTCTTTGTAGGTGTTTCTGTAATAGCTCTCTCTTCAGCACTAGGTGTAAGCACCTCAGCTGCTAATGATTGTAGAGCTTGCTCTGCATTTGGTTTAATGTAGTCATCAAGAATAGGTGTATGAGATAGTTTATTCTCTCCTATATTCTTGTTAGGGATTAGTTTTAAGTTAATCCATTGACTATCATTAGAGCCCTCATTCATATTATCTTTAACGAATGAGCAGAAGTCTGCTACATTGATGGCTACATTAAAAACTTTTGTACCATTACTGAATGTATGCTCTCTTACGAACATACCTTTTGCTAACGTGTTTTTGTTTTCTGACATTTTAAAATTGTTTTAATTAATACTTAGTTAGTTATTGTTAAGTTGAAAAAAGGAAGGGACTGTGCTAGGTCCCGACCTTATATAGAGTATTGAGCGACAAGTAATTACGACAATTATTATGGATAGCACAGCTCATAAACTCTAGTTGAAGTTATAAAAGTATAACTTATTGATTATATCTATAGTTTTAAGATAGATGTTTAAGATATTATGCATTAGACTCAAGTTTATTGATAGCATCTATACTATTTGTATGTAAATTAACATATATAGTATCTGGAGCTTCAGCTCCATTACAATTGATATTCCAATTTACATCTCTAGAGCAGTCTTCTGTTGTTAATAAATCTCTTAATTTTTGAGATATAGTACTAGTGCCTTCCTTCTGACCACAACATTCACAATGCTCAGCTGAATCTACCATCCAAGGTAATAAGTTAAGCTGTACCTCAAATGTATCATAAGCTATTTGTTTACCTTCGTTTGTTCCATATCTAATGAGATTATCAGGTATATTTTTAATAATTATACTGTAGACAGGGCTACCTTCATGTGCTTTACAAACAGCATTTAGATAGGTTTCTTCATTTTCCTTCAAGGCCTGTAATGATGGTTTATTCCATTCATAACCTTTAGGCAATTTAATATTTTTCATAGTTTTATATTTGTTTAGTTAATGTTTAGGTTAAAAAACAACAGAAAGATAAAATATGCACACAATTATTGATTAGACTAGTATCCTTTATACGATTCCTAGTGTCCATACTAATCTCATTGTACCTAACTATCTTTTACAATGGTAATTAAATTTCCCATTAACTGTTGTTTATATAAAGAGTGACTAAACAGCCACTCTTATTGGTTCTATGTTACTTGTATCAAAGCAATTAGACCAATCTGCTATGTCTCCATTTATATCAAATGAACCCATAACTATCATGTCTTTGATTGCTTGATCTTTAGCACGCTGTTCCATTATATCGTGTAAAGGTGTAATACTATGTGTGATGAATACTGGTTCATCTGTGATAGTATGTACTGTTGTGCAGCTAGTACACTCAGCTGCAATGTCTGAAAGCTTGAACGCTTCTGTGTTGCTGCAAGAGCAACTGATTCCTATTGTTTCCATAGTAATGATTTAAGTTAAGATATTATTATCTATTGTTAAGTTGTAAAACATATGCGAAGCATATATTTGCGAGTTAATTAGTTTAAGTATTTAATCAGCTAAATATATTAGGAGATATTATTTGTTACATAAAACAGCTAGAATACTTGACAATGTCAATTTAAATGTATAACTTCGCAAACTCAATAGTTAGTTATTATACTAATCAGCTAAATATATTAGAACATATACTTTATACTTGTTATAAATGATAATTAAACAATAACTGATTGATTATCAATGTTTTAGATTAATATTATAGTTTATATAGTTATTATAGTATAGTTTATAAGGGTATAAGACTATATAGTACTGACACTTCAATACGCATATTTTATATCTAATTAAAAAAAAGAGAGACTATTTGTCTCCCTCTATTAGTTTTTCTACATAAGTTTTGTAAATATAGTATGCTATACCGAATGCTAGTAGTGCACCGAAGCACTTAGCAAACATACCAACGAACATTAAGATGATCCATAATAAGTAATCCATTATTAAATAATTTAAGTAATTGCACAATTGCAATGAATAAGTTGAAAAACATCTGTGTTTCC